AGAGCCCCAATCTGCTGCAATAATTAAATTTTTACAGTCGTAAGACTTTGCAAGAGACTCTACAGTACGTTGATAATCATATCGAAAGTCTGTACGTCCCTGATGCTTCCATCGAAATGCTAAGTTTAGTGCATCTACTATAAGTGTAGTTTTATCACTTGGATTCACTATTTTTTCACTGAAACTGAATGCCATTTCTTAAAAACTCCACTGTTTCATTCTCTAGCCAATCTTCAGCTAGTAATATAAAACAATTTAAAAATTGTATGTACATCCACTCTTCTGTTGCATTTGGCTGTAAATTTGTTACAACAAATACAGGAGAGCGATTATACTTAAAAAACAGCAGAGGCTCTTGCTCCCCTCCTGCGGCTTGTTTTTCTACTTTTCTCCACCAGCGAATAAGATTATTTGTCTTTTTCGCAGTAAATATCTTATCTGAGAGAGGTGACTCTGAGTAGTTTTTTACTTCAATACAAAATCTATTTTTCTCATTTGGAACATATAGATCGCCCTTTAAATACTCAAGAGCCCCTGAATTAGGGACTCTTTCGAATTGTAGATTAGTGGCAGTACGAAGCATATCTCTAACAAGGTATTCACCTCTCGCTCCTTTTGCTCTACTATCAACCATCGCATATCTCTGTTAAAATATCTAATTTTTCTTTATACTCTGCAACTTTACCTAATTCATCTTCTAAAGCACCTAATACGTCTGGGTGCTCCCCAATTCCTACTGGATTTTCAAGATAGATTTCTACGTTTGCTGCGTGATACTGCATTTTCCCTGATAGATAGAGTCTCAGAGCATTTTCCGTACTTTCTCTCGTACTCATCTTTCTCACTTTTTAATTCCTCCTCTTTAGATTTGACTAATAACCACATTCTTCGTTGTGCTGCCAATCTATTGTTTCTCATTCAAGTGCGCTCACATTTTCTCGTTTTACGACTTCAATTTTTTCTAATAGAGGATGAGTCCATCCATGACTAACTACATAAGTATTGAGATTTTCTTCTCCAAGTAATACTTCGACAAGCTTTTCTCTACCTGTTTCATCGAGTACATTTATCACTTCATCCAAAAAGAGAATATTGATTCGTGACTTTGAAATGCTACTCATTAGTTTACGAATCGCTATAAGAGTAGCTGTGTTTACTCTCGCTAACTCTCCAGAAGAAAGAGCAAGAATATCAACAATGTTTCCATTGTCTGTTATTTGCACGTTTAGCTTATCATTGCTTACAACAAATTCAAGAGTGAAACGCCCGTCCGAAAGTTCCCCCAGATAAGTATTTACTAACTCTTCTAGTTCTTTTACTAGATTTTCAATCTTGTAAGCAATTAAGCCATTTGTGCTAAATGCTTTTTTCAATACTTCTAAGTTAGAATATACACTTTCTACTTTCCCTAAAGATTCTTGTGCTTCTTCTAACTGCTCAATAAAACTGTCTGTCTGCTCCTGAATTACTTGGATGCGGGTGTTTTGCTTTGTTCTTCTTTCGTTTTCCGCCGCTGTCTCCGCCACAGACTTTTGCACCGAAACCAAGTCAGCTCGTACTCTTGATAGGCGCTCTTCAAGCTCTCCCTTATCCAAGATGGCCACTGGGAGATCTCGATCAATGCTTCGATAAAGGTCTTCCCACTCTCGCTGCATTTTGCTTTTATGGTCGAAAAGCTCATTGTTTCGTTTAATTTTTTGAATTCTTCCTGTAATTTCACGCATTTTCTCCTCAGCGAAAGAAATTCTTGTACCTTCCTCCGTGATTAAACTTTGTTTAAAAGATTCATGAACAGATTGCTCACAGGTAGGGCACTTGTCTTTTAAATCTTCTAGTTTTTTCATCATTTTTCGTGACCCCGCTACGACCCCGTTGAGACTTCCCAATTCGGATTGTAGTGAATCATAAGATTCTTTTGCAGATACTTCAATATTTTGTATTTCTTGAATATTAATCTGCTTTAATAGGTCAATATACTGATTATTTTTTGAGATTTTTTTATTTTTTTCCGAAATATTTTCAATTTCTTTCGTTAATGAACGGAATTGATTCTCAAGTTCTTCCGTGTCATTTTGAAATTCTAGCATGGGCAGTATATTGGTATCACTCAATTTGTTATCAGATAACCACTTTTCTACTGTTGCAATTTTTGAACGTATTCCTGAAACCTCAAGTGATAGGTCTTTTGATACATTCTTAAATAATTCAAAAAGTTCTACATATTCTTCAAGGTGCAGAAGGTCTATCAGAAACTTTTTACGAGTAGTATCTGTAGCAGTTAAAAACTGAAGGCTCGCATTTGTATTCTGATACACTAACTGAGAAAATGTTTTGAAGTCTGTACCAATAACTTCTTGAATAGTTTTAAATGTGTTTGTTGCCGTATGGCTAGAAACATCTTCGCCATTCTTTAGAAATGCAACTTTAATATTTGTTTTTCTATCAATCGAAACTACATATTCATCATCGTCTTTCGTAAACTCAAGATTTATATTGTAGCCTTTATTTACATACCTATTGGGTATATCTGCTTTTTTAATACCCTTTGAATTTTTGTTAAAAAGGGCTTCCTCAATAATTAACGGTATGGACGACTTGCCCATACCGTTAGTGCCAATTATTTGAGTTACTGTATTTTCTTCTAAGTCCAGTTCATTACCTGGCCCATAGCTAAAGCAGTTATCCCACCGAAGTTTTTTGAGCGTAATCATTAAAAGTGCCTACTATATTCTGAATTTTTTCATCTTCTAATTCCAAGATATACGCTAGATATTCTACTAACTCTTCTTGGATGCTCATTTCTTTACTTATTACTAAAGCTGCTTCGCTGCTTCTTTTTACTACTTTCTTATCCAACAACTCACTATTCTTTACATTTGCCAAGTCTTGAATATCGCCTTCCAACTCATAGATGGTGTGATGATACTCAGTAGGCTCCATTTCATCTGGAGAAGATACTGTTTTTCTTATTAATTGTGGAAGATCAAAAGCGTCCCACATCCAACTCCAATCAGAAGGATTTATAAGAATATAACCAGTACTTACTTCTGTTCGATGAAAAGAGGTAGTCATAGGACTGCCAGGATATACAATGTTTCGCTGAGTGTTACTATGTGCGTGTAAGTCGCCGGAAAAAACGACTGGAAAATCTTCAAACCTGTCTAAGTCCACCTCTGGCTTGACATGGGGAGGAATTTCACCACGAACATGAGTAAATAGCGGATAGTTTGTATCAAACTTTTCAATACTATCTTTTCTATGAAGATCCGCATATGGAAGTATACCAAACTTCATGTCTGGATCAATATATGAAATATCTACAACTTGTACTAAAGGATTAATATCTCTAGTAACTTGCTTTAATTGTGTAAAAAATGTTTTGTTCTTTTTAGTTGCTTCGTGATTACCGTCATAGATAATAGTCGGAATCTTTACTTCCCGAATAAACGAGAAGTAAAGTTCCAACTCTTCCATGTTCGGCAGACGATCAAATAAATCACCACCAATTATGTGCATATTGCACTGTTGTTCGAGAGAGTGAATCTGCTCGAAGAACAACTTGTAGCGATTCATTGCCCAAGAAACTGGAACATTCTTCTGTCCCAGTTTTAAGTGCCAATCTGCCGTAAATAGAATCATGAAATGGCGAACTCCTGGTCAAGAGCTTCTTCGTCGATTTCATTCGTGTCGACTTCTCGAACACGATCAAGCAACTCTTTTTGAGCATCTGGAGTAGGACGAGGCATAACATCATCCATAGACTTCAAGCCTTCTACGAGGGCTAGTTCGTCATCATCCAAAGCACGAGGCTTACACTTCAGTACTTGAAGCTGATACTCAACATTATAGGGCAGAGGACCAGTTTTAACTCGCTTGAACTTAACGTCCCAGCCAGTTTCGGGGTCAGTGGGATCGCCCAAATCTTCTGCAGCAGTGAGAATTTGCTCCCACAACTTCTTCTTGAGATTTACGATCTTGACTTCGCCATTGTGAATGCACTGCATTACATAGCTCCAGCCACACTTCAGATCGGGGTAGTATTCACGAACCCAATCTTTCTCTTTGTTGTTAAACCGCTCTTCATTACGGTCAAAAGAAAGACACTCCAAAGGAATGTTCTTGTCATTTTCACCAGTAACCCAATACACGTATCGAGCAAGAATATCGCCTACGAGACGAATTGAGTTATCACCGTCTTGATAGCTATAAGTGGTGATGTTTGATTTTTGAGCAGCGCCCTTTGATTTGTTAAAAGTTAATGCCATTGAGTTTTCTCCTGTGGGACTTCTTCATAAAGAAAATGTAACTTATCATCTTCGATATAAAGTAGCCTATCTTCTGTGTTGTCTAAGTGTTCAAAGGGATCTATTGGAAGTTCCAAAAGACCTAGTGTTGTATCGCCAGAGGCGAAGTATTCCCCGAGAGACCTCATACTTGCTAAAGCTAAGTATATTGAAATATCTCGGCGTGAATGTCTAAAAGAATTATATAAAAGAACATCTGGGTGTACCAGAAAGGAGTCTCCTTTAAAATCCAATTGATAGTATCTATAAATCGGATCGTACTTATTTTGGGGTATAGAATCCTTGACTAACATCTCAAATATTGTAAAAATACTTGATGGTTGGCCTGCTGCAATTATAAATATCTTTTTCCAGTCGTATAGAAGCATATATTATACTAAAAAATTACATTCATGTCAAGAACTATTTTTCTATCCTATATTTGTGAAATTTTCCAACCCTGTTTCATATAGTATCCCATTCTATTGGATGCCTGCTTTCGAGCAGTATTTCCTTTCAAATGTATGTCTACAATTACTGGGGTTTGTTTTCCTTCTTGTTCTCGAATGACTCTTCCAACGAGCTGGGTGAGGAGGGGTTCGTTGTTGATAGGGGTACCGAGTATAAGGACAGAGAGGGAATTAACTGAAATACCCTCACTAAATATTGCTTGAGTCCCAAATAGAATTTCTTTATTTCCATAGTTAATCTCATTGATGAGCGTTTCTCTTTGCTCATGCGGAACCTCGCCCGTAACACAAATTGCTTTTTCTCCAACCAGTTCGGCGCACGTTCGTAAAAAATGCACTCGATCGGACACTACGAGGACTTTGTGGCCTTTTGCTGCGTAAAATGCTGCAAGCATTGCTACGGTATGTCGGTATTCTTCATTATTTGCAAGGGCAGTTACACGATTTGCCCAAGGCGTTCTTGCTCCATCCATAAAGCGAATTTCTGATTTTACAATATCTACGATAGGCGTCATAAAGTTTTCTTTCGGGGGTTTGAAGACTTTGCTTCCAAAGTAATCACGAAAGACTACGTGCTTCCCGTCTTTTCTTTCAATCGTTCCAGATAGTCCGATCTTATATCTACAGTAATTTGTGTCGATAACTTTGGAAAAAGTTGGACTGCTTACATGGTGCATTTCATCCAATATAATTGTTCCAAATTCTTTACGAATCTTCTCAATATTGCGGTATAAACTCTGAGTGTTACCAATTACAATAGGAGCATCAAGATCAAACTTTCCACTGCCTATGATTCCGGGCGTAAATCCATAGACTTTTTCTACTTCTTTTGCCCACTGGTTTCGTAGCGGTACAGTGTGTACAACTACTAGTGTTTTTTGTCCGAGTTTTCCGGCTATCGCCAACCCCGTAAAAGTCTTACCCCAGCTTACCCACGCATTGATGATACAGTTATCATCGAGTTCGTTATAGACGGCCTGTTGTGATTCTCGTAGATCATACCTAAAATCAGGAAAATCCACAGGCACAGTAATCCTTTTGTCAACAATTTCATAGTCATCTGGTATTAAATCCGTTCTTCCAATTGGTATGGTAACAAGATTCTCTCGAACTCGTGCCATGTTTTTTATAACAATAGGAGGATCATTTGGATTCTGCGGAGGTATTTTATAGGTTAGCTCTTTACTAAGATGCTCCTTATACTCTCGAGTTACTTCCAAATATATTCTATTGCTAATTACTGCTTTCATAACCCTAAATCTGTTTTTGCTGTAATATATTGCTTGACAAATTCACTTCGTACAATATCTTTTATATCGAAATCAATAAAGTCAAATTCGTTCATAGCTTTTAAGATTCGTACAAAATCTTTTAAACCGTTTTTTGCCAAATCTGCTTGGCGAAAGTCCCCACAAAAGATAACTCTACACTCTTGCCCTATTCTCGTAATAATTGAGTCTAGCTCATGAAAACTCATGTTTTGACACTCATCAATGAGTATTACCGCATTTCGCAAAGTAACTCCACGAATAAAAGAAGTAGTCATAAAATGAACTAATCCTTTTGTTTTGAGTATCTCATATGCATCACCCCTTTGAAAAAGTTCAATACAAATATCTTTGTAAGGCTCTTCATATACGGATGCTTTTTCTTTTTCGTTTCCAGGCAAAAAGCCTATATCACGAGTAGGCACTGCGCTTCTTATAATTACTAGCCTTTCGTACATACCTTTTGTCATATCATCAAATGCTAGATAAGACGATATAAAGGTTTTTCCAGTTCCTGCTACTCCATGCAGCATTAAGTTTTTAGTACTTTCGAACGCAATTACTTGATTCTTCGTAAGAGGTTCGATTTCTTGTAAATCTAAGTTTGCTCCCGCAAGAGTCTTTTTTCTTCTAGTCGCCATAAAATTATACTTTTCTTCGAGTGTCTTTTAGTCTTTCTTCAGAGTACTCGTATAATAGCCAAGGCAGTCCGCCTATATGTAGAACCCCCGCCCAAGTTGTTTCTTGAGGAGGGGGTCTGGGTATAGTAAAAGGAAAGTTTACATCCTTCAACCATAATACAGAAGCCACCTCTTTTTGTTCTACTTTTCTAATTTTGTAATATTTTAGAGCAGAATTCATAGTTTTTTGATATATAAAGGGAGTGCCCCCACTATCAATAAAAGTTTTAGTATTTTGCTTCAATATTCCAATTAGAGAGTCTATAGAATGTTTGAGAGGTAACAACTCTGTAAAGGGGGTTTGTAATCGACGAATGCCCAGACTAAGTCCGGGCATATTTTTATCGTCAACTACTTGATTGTCTAAAAATAAGATTCCGTCCACTGACTCCCAATTACTATTCGGAAGAATAAAAACTGGAAACTGAATCTTTTTTACTTCTTTGTACGTAATTATCACACTTCATACATCTTCTCAAACTTACCCATAGAGTAGTCCTCTCCTACTTCAAAATCACACCCTACAGGTGCGCCTGAGATAGATACTCCTCTATCCATTTGAATAAATTTCTGTAGCATTTCACAGTAAAAGTCTATTTCGTCCTCTGGAACTTCTGCCAGAATTGAGTCATGAACCAATGCGAAGATTCTAGACTTCATTCTTTGAGACTTAATAAACTGTCCCATATCTATTGCACCGAGCAGGTTGATATCAGAAGCAGTAGACTGCACCAAAAAATTAAGACCACTCCTAATGCTATGACTCTTGATGCCTGCGTCTGTCGATGAGACATTCGGCAATCTCCTTTTACGGCCAAAAAAGCTATAAATAAACCCATTATGTTCAATGAATTTTTGATTATCGTCAATCCACTTTCTTAGTTTATGGAATGATCGGAAATAATCATCAATAACTTCTTTTGCCTCTTGCTGGCTAAAATACGTTCCCGAGTCTTTAGTAACTTGTTCACTAATCTTCTTCGGGCCTGCGCCATACATAATACCAAATGTTACTGCTTTAGCTGCTTGGCGCTGTGTGCCATATAACTCAGCCACTTGTTCTACTTCACAAGGAAGTTTAAAAACTGTTTTAGCAATCGTACTATGAAAGTTTCCACCACTACGAAATACATTCATCAGTGCTTCATCTTCTGCTAATTTTGCTGCAACATATACTTCTGCAGTTGTTAAGTCCATAGCCACAATTTTATGGCCTGGAGCCGCTTTGATACATCCCTTTACAATAGGATTATCACGAGGCAGCTGCTGCATATTCAACTTACCACTACTTGATAACCGGCCAGAAGTCGTGCCATGTAGATTAAAGTTTGTTCTCAGACGACTATCTCTATCGAGCTGAGGAATAATTTTATCAAGATAAGTATTCTTGATTTTAGACTTTTGACGAATATCTAGAATAAGTCCAGGTACTTCTGATTGAGACTCCAACTCCTTCAACACTTCCGCATCTGTAGAGTCGGCACCTGTGCCAGTTTTCTTACCTGTAGGACGTAATCCTAACATGTCAAATAGTAGCTTACGAAGTTGCATTGTACTATTTGGGTTAAAGTCTTTGCCTTGAATTTCTTCAAATTTACGAATCTTTGGATTTTCATACAAAGTTTCAATAGCTTTATCAATATCTTGCTGCATCAAAACCTGGGACTTTTCTAATCGGTCAAAGTCAAAAGGCACACCATTGTCTTGTGTATCAGTAAGAAATCTACAACCTGGGATAAGAATATTATCGTATACCCATGCCAGCTTCTTGTTCTGCTTAATCTTTACAAATTTTTCATAAATAAGAAAAGTACATACAGCATCCATTGCTGCATAAGTTTTCATTACATCAAAAGGAATCCACTCCCAACGAAAGTCTCCTTTTAATATGCCACGCTCTTTACGATACTGCTCAATCCAATCATACATTGGCTTTTCGTAGTCTCCATATGGAGTATACTTCAAAGATAGCTGCTTTAGTCCGTGTCCACCAGGATTCTCGTCAATAAGATAGTGAAGAAGCATGGTGTCTTCGAAGCTAGGAAACTTGAAATTAAAATGATACTCGAAGAATGCCATATCAAACTTAGCATTATGAAATACTACAGTTTTACTGTCAAATAACTGCTGCAGTAACTGCTCTGTATCTTCATCAAAGCAATCAGTATCAATATAAGCGCCTTTTAGCCCATCGTATGAAAGAGAGAGGCCAAGCATATGGCCGTTACGTGGATAAAGTCCTGTGGTCTCGGAGTCGAGAGCAATATACTTACACGGGTGCTTAATCGCATCTTTAATGAACTGATTTGCTTGTTCTGTGTCTTGAATACCGAATGCAATGCTATCATCTATAATAACCTCTTCGATTTCCCCTCTAATATAGGAAATGATATTATCCTTTGAGGATTCCCACGTATTTCTTGCTTCAGGTTTGAAAGCAAGCATAGCAGGATTAATAACGGGCAAGAACTTACCTTCAACCTTCTTGCCGGAATACTCTGTAACAGAGTTAATCTTGGTAAAATACTTGAGGGCATCTGACCCTACAAGAATAATCCAATCATACAAATTCGTATCAATCTGTATATCACAATCTCTTTTCAGTACTTTTTTGATTGTAGGATCAGAACATAATTGAAACTGATCAAAGTCAAAAGCTCCACCGAATTCATAGCTAAAATCTGTTTTACTTGGTTTGGTCTCTATTAGAGCGACCCTTGGGCTCGTCATATGCATACTCCTATGCGTATAG